TTCTTTTTGTTTTTGTGTTAATGGTATTCTTAATTTACCTGCTCTTTCTTCTGCAGCAATAGTTCTTCCATCTAATTCACCATACTCTCCAAGGTCTGGTCTTTTTTTAACAATTGCTTTCTCTGCAAAATTTTCTCTCTCAATAAAATCTACAGACTCATCCATCAAACCAGGACCAATCTCTTCCATAGTTTTTCTTAATCTATCTTTTCTTTTTTGTTCTTGTAAGTCTAAAAGTTCTTCTGGTTTTGGTTGAGGTAAAGGCTCGGGTCTAGTTAGATAAGCCATCATTTGATTATAATCGGCTATCTTCATTACATCCCCATTAAATAATTTAGACCACCGTCTGCCTGTTTAGTTCTTGGTGTATTTTTAATTGCGTTTAAAATTGCATCAGCATCCATGCCTTTTTCGCTCATTTTAAATGCTTCATCTAAAGTTGCTAACACTTCTGCTTTTCTTTGTGGATTATCATCAATCATTATCTTTTCAATCAACTCATCTGTTATGCCAGGATATTTTATTTTAAGTTCCATTCTTTCATAAAACTTTGGCGTAACTGTTTTTACAAAATCTATTGGGTTGTTTTGAAGATCTCTCATCTCTTTTTCTAATTTAACTTCATCTGGCAAAACAACTTTGTCTGCCGTCTTAACCGTACCTTTTCCTTTTTTGGTCATAAAATTTGCAAGACCTTTTGGAACTGATCCTTCAACAACTGAGTTATAAACCATGCCATAAAGATTCATAATATCTTTTTCATCAAACATATCTCTATCAACACCAAGGTCTTCCAATATATTATCAACAACAACGTCTGCGTCATATTTAGAATCTCCCGATGGAAAAATATCTTCTACGGCTTTTTTAATTTCTGTTGCTAAATTTTTTCCTTTGTCTTTAAAAAATTTAGCTATTCTTAATTTAGTTCCTGTGGAGTAATTAACACGGCCACCTGTAGCAAAATCTTGTGGTGGATCAGGTTTTTTAATTTCAAAACCACCATCAAGAGATAAAAATTCTTTTGCTGCTTCACGTTCATTTTTCGCTGTATCGATGATACCATCTAGGTCTCCTAGTTTTTCTACATCTCTTTCATAGAAATTTTCAAAAACTTTTAACGGATCCATACTTTGATCAGCTCCAGCTCTCAGGTCATCGTAGTTTCTTAAACTTGTTTCAATATCTTTTGGTAAATCAATTCGTTTATCGTTTAATAATATTTGTCTGATAACAGCTCTTCGTTTTGCTTCTATGCCAGCACTGTAGCCTTTTGCCATCATGTCACTTAATACATCATCCATGCCCGTTTCTAGTTCAGCTATGTCATCTCCTATTGTAGTTGTCTTTGGTGGCACATAGTCTTTATCTAATACAGACGGCACACCTTGTTGTTTTGTTTTATATTCAACAGATTCTTTAATCGCTTTGTCTGCTAAACTTCCTGGCTCAACACCTTTTGGTAAACCAAGTTCTGATTTTAAAGTCATGATACCTTCGTCATCAACTTTCTTTTTTGTTGCAATATCAAATATTTCAGCCTCAGATTTAGCTGTCGTCTTTCCACGTTTAGCATTGAGAAGTCTTCTGGCATTCATCTCAAAATTTTTTACTTCTGTTGCATTTCTATTAGATAATGCAAACGGACCATACTCTGCTATTTTCTTTTCTATAAATCTTAAAACTTCAGGTTTTTCAAAAGCTGAATCTGAATATAATTTGAAAGGACTATTCTTATCCATCTTGATAGGCTTAGTTACATTAGTTCTAGTGCCAATCATTCTGTTGACGTATGCTTTTCCAAATAATTTTACGAGTAGTTCTAGCATCAGTAGTAATTCCTTTTAACTTTGTTTATAACTTCGTCCTTCTCATCATCTGGATGTAAGACAAAGCCACCCTGCCTAAATCTCATAATCGCTTGTGTAGTCGAGTCCACAAGGTCATCATGATCGCCAAAGGGGAATGAAGCACACTCCTCTATCACTTCCTCAGCGAACTCCTGGTCAGGAGCGTATATCATACCAGATTCAAACAAAGGTGCAACAGAATTTACCCTAGTATGCTTATCGTTTCCTTTTGACGGACTAAAATTGACAACCGGTATACCCATTTTTCTCAGCTCGTCTGTCAGAGGCTGACCTGATGCTTTAGCCTCGATGATAACCGTATCGGGATCCCAATACTTAAACTGTTCCATAGCGACTTGTTTGAGCTCTGGAAAATCGTATCTGCCTTTCTTGGCATCTAATAATATCAAACTAGCAGGACTATCATCATTTAAATAAAACACACCCCACGTGGTAATCGCAGAATAGTCAGCTGATTGTTTTTTACCAAAAGCTGTATCGTAAGATTGTATGACGTGCTTCAATGCAGGTATCCAATCTTTGTCCCACTTCTGCCACCATTCTCTTTTGATGATTGCACCTTCTTCTGATGTTGGGTTTTGCATATACTGAGCATTCCATTTCTGTACACCCGTTGATGCTTTAACTGCTTCTAACTCTTCTAAGTTCCAATACTCTGGCCACAAAGGTTTACCGCTTGGCATGATTGCAGGGAACTCTATAATCTCCCACTGGTCAGCTTTAGCTTCTCGCTGCGTGCCAAGTAATCTCCCTGTAAGATCCTTTGTATTCCATCTTGTCATTACAAGAATAATAGATCCTCCTGGCTGGAGACGTTGACGAGGACCTGATGTATACCATTCGAAAGTTCTCTCCATCGCATCTCTATTCATTGCATCTTGTTCTGTGTGTGGGTCATCGATGATAAGTAAATCTGCACCACGACCTGTTATTGCACTCCCGACACCCGCTGCGTAATACTCACCGCCTTGTTGTGTCTCCCACTTACCTGCCGCTTGCGAATCTTCTTTGAGTCTAGTTTTAAAAATAGATTGATACTCAGGACTATCTAAAAGTTGTTTTGCTTTACGCCCGAATCTAACTGATAGTTCTGTGGTGTTAGTCGATTGAATAATCTTGAGCTT